TCTTCAACCCCTTGGCAACCTTGGTTACCTTTTTCTGCATCTTGTTCATGTTCTTCTCCAACACCTGAGAGCCACCATCCTTGCGGCGGCGACCCTCCTCGACAAGACCCTTGGCTTCACCATAGTCGATCTTTAGATCGTCAGCAAACTGCTTGATGCGCGGACGTGCCATCTAACTAACCTTCTCTTTTTCGTGCCCCAGCCACACCGCAAACGCACCGGTCATAGCTCCAGTCACAACGCTTACAAGTCCCGCCTGCGCTGGTGTGGGATCGGGCAAAGTCATAAACCACTCCACTACCCGCCAAGCGGATATTGACATCATAATCATCATCAAGCGGGGAAGTATCTTCCACCGCAGAAATCTTTCCATCGTTACTTCGGCCACCGCTCATCTCACTTCTTGCCAAAAAACTTGGTCGCCGACCGGACAGCAAAGGAAGCACTCACAATCACTCCCAAAGTATACTGATAGTATTCAGGCATGGCCTCCAAAGCCGCAAAGCCCTCGGCTACAATCTGTCTGCCCCAGTCACCACAAAAAGCCAGTATAAGCGGGATGCTGAACAAAATAGTAAGCCATTCGTCCTTCCAGGAGTTCTGACTGCCCTTTGCCATCAGCTTCTCCCACTCCGCAGTGGACGTGGCTGCTGACACCATCACGGCAGCTTCCGCTTCCGCCTTGGCTTTGGCAATGGCTGTCTTGCCCCGTTGCTCCTCGGTCTTCGAGTCCATCCAAGAAGAAACGAGTCCGCTGACCGGACCAATCAGTGCCTGTATCATTTATTCCTCGACAATGCTGCCTGCGTGTTGATTCTGTAGATATTCACGTCGTTGCGTGCTTCTGCAATGTCAGCCTGCAACTTCTGCCGCTGCTGCGCTAACTCGTACGACTGCTGCAACTTCTCGCGGTCCATCTGGAAGTCCATCTGATCGTTCATGACCTTGCGCTGGATTTCCATCTGCGAGTTCTCAAGCTCTTTCTCGCGGATGCCAATCAACGGATCCTGCTGCTGGTTGGCCTGTAGCGCAGGCATGATATCACGCATAATCTCGCTGACCTGCTGTGCAACCGTAGATTCGATGAGATCGGGCGCGATCTGCGGCACAGGCTCTCCTGCTTGCACCGCTTGATTGGCCGCTTCTTGGAAGAACGCCATAACCTGATCCCGAGCCAGCGCGCCAATGTGTTCTTGCACATGAGACAGTAACAATACAAACGCCTGCGGGTTAGCCGTACCAACTTGCGAAGACAAGAACATAGTGTGCGCTACAATATGCGCCTCATGATCCTGATCTGGGAACACTTGCAACGGCATGCCCTTCACAGCATTTGCGTTCTCTGTGGCCGGGTCAATCGGTTGCGGCGGTTGCGGCGGCGGCAAAATCGCGTCGATGTTCTTGATGTCCATCGCATCGTACATCCGGCGATACGCCTCGTACTGATTGTGCAACTGCGGCGCCTGCTGCGCCAACTGCATCTGTGTCTGCGCCAACGACAGGCGCTGTGCCATCGAAAAGATCGACGGGTCTGACACTGGCAGGATATCTACACGGCCATCGAAGTCCTGCTGCATAACTTCGGCAGGTACGTTCTGACCAACAAAGTATGGATAGGGCGTTGGGTTGTCGGCAAATATTTCTGACAGCAACCGGAACTCTTGCTTCTGCCCGTAGTGCAGCCGCTTGTGAATCGACGAGATAATCTTCGAGCCTTGCTCGATCAGAGCTACCGTCGTGCCAACCGGTGCCTGAGAATTCGCGTCCGCGATCTTCGCATCTGCAACCTGTGCAAACCTGCGGCCCGAATCCACGATCACACCAAGCAGTGACGCAAGTGTGCTCGACGGCTCCTTGTACGGCAGCGGAATCAAGGCATTCCGCAAATCTCCACCCGGTGCGTCGATGTCCCTAAACTCACCTGGTGCCAACGGCTCGTCGTCGTTGCGGATACGAACACCGCGCGCCTTGAATCCAGCAGGCAGATTCGACAACGTGCCGGCATCTATAAGCTGCCGCAGTATCGAAGTCGCCGCACGTGACAGACCACCTATAGTATGAAGCAGACCAAAGCCATAAAAGCCAAACCCAGGAAGAAACTTGAAATGAGTAAAATATTGTCGTTTCCGTCTAAGGGGATCTGCCTGCCGATAGTTTCGTACCACTGACAAAACCTGCCCCGAAGACTCGTCAACAGTGACGATATACGGGAGTTTAATGCCTGTGGGCTGACCCATCTCATCGGCATCCTCAAAACCCTCAAGATCAAGCTCTGTATGGATTTCAAGCAAAGTGTGGCTGTCATCGCCATACGACGGATGAATACCCTGAAGCTCGTTGCCAGTTGTTCGAATCGCACCATCTTCTTCCTCGTCCTGTGCTTGTATGTCCACGTCGCGGTACACACCCGCAACCTGTAACTTGCGAAGCTCGTTTTCAGTCAGACGGATAACATGCGTGACACGTTCAGCAGTGTTCAAATCACTGGCCGCGTACGGAACAATCAAATCCTCGGCAGGCACAAACTTTGAAACAGCACGCTGCTTGTTGGTGTCAAAGTAGACTTTCTTAAATGTCGATCCTGTCAGCGGCAGGTAGAACAACATCTGATCCGTATCCGGATCATACTCGTCCATAACCTCCATAAGCTGGTAGTTCATAAAATCTTTTACACGCTGGGCCTGATCCTCCAGCATCTTGTTCGATGCACCAAGAATCTGCGTCTTTACAGGACCACCAGCAGGCAGCATCTCCTTGTAAGCCTGCGCCTGAAACTGCGTCACAGCCTCGCTAAGAAGCGGGTGATGCACGCCACTTGCGCCAAGGAACGGCTCGTTGCGCTCTTCGTAATTTACGCCAAGCAACTTCAAGCCCTTGGCAATCGCCTCTTCCCAGTCTTCGCGAGACTCCTTGTCGCCATCCACCTTGTTACTAAGATCAGACGATAACGAGCCAAGTATGGAATCATCCAGAACCTCGGCAAGATTGGCGTTGTGATCGTACATCTCCGCCTGGACCTCGACCATCTCTTCCATGCCGGCAAGCTCAATGCCCTCTGGAAGCATGTCCTCCATAGGCAGTTCGACTGTCATTTCTTCGGGCATCTGCTGCATCGGGCCACCCGGACCCATTGCCATGTCTACTGTCTGTGGAGGAAGTGCCATTAAAAGATTCCTTTGAATTTACCGCCGCGTCCTTTGAGAACTGCGCCACGAACCGCGCCACCACGCGCGAGTTTAGGCAGTCTGTCTGTTACAAGTTTTAGCATCCCGCCACCGCCGCCGCCGCCACGTGTGCTGCCCCCAGGCACAGTGGTAAGTTTTTTGCGGGTTTTCTTCTTAGCTTTGTCTCGTTTTTCTTTAGCCTTTGCAGCTTGTTTAGCCTCATATGCGGCTTTCCTTTTTGCAGAAAGATCATTCATCTGCTTGTCCGTAGGCTCTTTCGTTAAAAGATCTGCCTTACCACGTCTGTTAACACCCGCGTAATCCACAGCTACTGCGTCCGCCGGGAAAAAAGGCACTTTCCCTGTCACTCTAAAATCATGTCGGTGACTGTCACTAGCTGTAAAGTAATGCCTGCCTTTAATATCCATTCCTGTGCTTTTTGTGGTTATGGTTTTGCCGTCAGGCATAACCGTAGTTCTAATAACCCGAGAATCATTGTAAACTTTACGAAGGGGCTTGCCGTCGGCTGTAGTCATCCCCCCACTGTGTGGCCCCCTTTTCTTTGTCATCAGAAAATCCCCTTGAACTTCTGCGGACGAGCAATCGGGCTAAAACCTTTGACCATACCGCCAGCAGCTTTCTTGGGTGGACCAATGCGTTTGACGTACTCTTCGAATGACATGGTCGCCGAGTAGTCTGTCTCCCCCGGCTTTGGGTCATAAAACCTGTCACGAAGTTTTGCCAGAAGCTCTTCGTCCTTAATGTCGTCTTTTTTCTTCGCCATCAGAATGTCCCCTTAAAGGTGCCACCGCGTTTTTTCATCACCGCGCCACCCTTCTTGTGCATGCGAGTTCCACCTAAGTCGCCTGCAATTGAAATCTCACGTATTTGATCTTCAAGATCCAGAATGCTTTTCATGAGTGCACTGCGAACTTCGGGAGTTCGTATATCAGGATCCTTCAAAGAACCCTTTATTATTTCTTGCTGATTACGAAGACTGGCAATCAGCATCTGTCTTCCTTCTTTATAGTCCATCACATCACCTGCCTTGCCATGCCGCCAATACCCGAGTGTACCCGCTTTTTTGGCCTCAAGTCTACGGGGCCGCCTTTTGCGCGTCGGATCGGGCCACTAAGAAGTTCTTTGCCCTCTGGGGTATCAAATCGGACAATTCGTAACGGAACATCTACTTCCACTACAGCCCCAAGATTTGGATCATATTGTTGCGCCCGAGGCACGAGTTTTTCCGGTGACACATCTCCATTCCTGTTGACACGCTCTATGTAAAACTCGTTGCCGGGCTGCGTATTTCTAACTTCAACAGTGCCGCCTTCCTTCTCAAACTCCTTAAGAGCTTTGTCGGCGGCGTTGCCGTACAGTTTTTTAAATTTAGCGAACTTGTCTTCGGTGCCAGGACTTCCATCAATGATTTGACCCCGCATGTCCGCGCGTTGATTTGCTGTAT